GCACCTTCAAAAGCCTCACGGGCCAATAAAGTAGCGAACTAACTAAAACAGGCCCAGATGGGCGATACCTTTGAAAACCTCAAAGAGCCCCACGGATTTCTGTGTGGGGGAGCGTAAAGGGTGATGAGGATAAATCTAAGACTTCTCCTCCTCATCAGGGAGAAAAGTTTTGGTGGGGGAGCGGAAAGGATCACTCACGGCCCAACCAGTGGGAATACCACGGGGGAAGTCGACTTGAAAGTCATCCCCTGCGCACCAGAAAACATTGACATCAACGGTGTCGGAAATGCTTTCGTTGGCTTGCAGGGGATTAACAACTCGAATTGACCAAGTACCCATGGATGCCTCACGAAGAGGAACTCCAGAAATACCAGAAGAGACGTGCAACATCTCTTGACTAGTCTTCCAAGGAAATTCTACCTCGAAGGTGGTGTTGCCAGCGGTAATGTCGATTATTCGAGCATACTGTGACATTGCCGAATTAAGATCAACAATCAAGTTGGAATCTCGACCAAAGTGTGCACATATGGCAATGCGACCAGTGTGGAACTTACTACAGATGACTTGAACAGTCACCCGAAGGCTTCCACGCCAGTATGCAAATGGCAGTGTGACGTAACCGAGAAGTGTTGGTTGAACAACCTGCCCGACTGAGGTCGCTTGGGCTAAACCTGGTTGGGGGCAAAGCTGTGCAGAATACAACTCTGTCCCAGAGGATTGGGTGACAGACCACCGGAAGGTGGTAAGCAGTGATTTTCTCGAAAACAAATAAGCCAGTGATGTTTCGGGGTCGTCGTTGCCATAAATCCCTTGGGTGAAGTCTGAACGTCGTCCTGGGTTTGCATCAAGCACACGCGCTTGAGAAACCCCAGTGACGTTGGCAAGATCAGGTAAAGGATGACGGACAAACCCAATTGGCGTCACGCCAATATTAGGGTAGTCGAGTGTCAATTCTCCATTCCCTGAACTTTGTGCTCCGGACTTATAGTCAATAGAGCCAGTAACTTGCTGACTAACGTTAGAAACGTTACTCTTAAAGTTACCTTGGGAATGTGTTTCATACTGTGGATTGAACACAACACTTTGCTCAGCTTGGGTGGGGGGATTGGGAATTGGGAGTGAACCGACGACGAGTTCGGGAACTCGAAAGAGGTACCCAAAAGAGGTATCGTCTCCACCCGACATGTAGACAGCAGCATTGGCGTCACTCGCGTCAGGATCGATTGCGACGACTCCAGGAGAGCAGTGCAAGAAATTGCGCTCAGCAGCACTCAAAGGGAGGAGCAGGACATGATACGGGGACTGGTAAGGAGCAATAAATTGCATCTGAGTAGCCCGTTTCAAACCCGCAGTGGTTGGTGCAAACCCGAGGAGTGTTCCATCTCCTTCAAGGCTATTTTGGAGGAGCTCACCAACAACATTAAGAGAGCGGTAATCGTAAAGAGCACGAATGTCACTATCACTAGTGACAATGTACTGGACACTACCACGCCACATACGATACAATGCAGCATAGTAGGATGAAAGGGTATGGGATCCTTCAGCTTTTCCATAGACGAGATTGCTAGATGGAAGGCGAAGAGTTCCAGCCAAACCCTTGTAGAGCAAGACTTTCCTTTTGGCGAACTCTGTGATATTGTTGACACGAATATCACGTGCAACTGCAGGGCGTGCCCGCTCAATTGGTGCCACTCGGGTCACAGGAAGAGTGTCCTGTGCTCCAAGCGGCGAATCATCAACTGGGAGGGGTTCTGGTCCAGGAGCAGGAGCTGAGTTCATCTGGGGAATGACTTCATAAAGAGCAGCTTGTGCTCGCGCTCTGGCAGTAACATTCTCCTCCGGGTCAAGGACCTGGAAGTCAATGTCTGGGAACGAAGCATAGACAGAAACGTTAGCAACGTCTCCTGAAGGTGGAGCAGATGGTCCAACAACTAAAGGATTAAAGACTGCTATGACAAGAGTGCCAAGGTCGCCACGCGAGGTAGCTGACAGGTTGGTGTCGAGGCGTTGTCGGAAGTGAGCGAAAGGAATTGCAAGGACCATTTCACGTGTACTTCCAGCATTGCCAAGAGTGTGTGGACATAGAATTTGACTAGAACGAGATCTAGCAATGTGCAGGAGAATCTCTTCCTCAGTCATGTGAGGTACAAAATAAGCAATCAGTTGTCCACACTGAAACGGCTGTGCCTGGATCTGTATTTTAACAAGGACCTTTGAGCGGTGATACACAAAGGTGTCAAAGGCACTGATCATTGACGGAGATGTGATTAATTCCCACGGCACTGATCCACTCCACAAAATCTCATGAGTTGGAGCAGAGGAGGGCCACTGGAACTCATCGACAAACTGAAATCGTTCAACAACATCAGCAAAACGGAGTGGACGCTCGGAGTTGTCACTGTTAGGTAGCATGCGAGAGAGGTTTCGACCGCCAGTGCTAATTTGAGGTGCTTCCAGGTCTTGGAAAGAAACACCAACTGATTCTGTGGGCGCGACATCAACTTTCGCTTCACCACGAACGACAGATGCTTGTGCTTCAACTCCAAAGAGGTCACTAGCATAAGGATCAACCAAGCAGAAGTCACACAAGAGTGTTCCCTCTGAGAGGATGACGCGGTTCTTACAACCAGGTGTAGGACACACCGGATTGTTGACATACCATGCCAACCAGGCATTCTCAGCAACCCCACGAGAGGGTTGGGTGTCGATGTAAGGCATGTCAGAAGAGTCAGCACTCTGGGAGTGGATACTCGACAACTCACCGGAGAGCCAGAGATCACGACATGCAGCAAAGGTGATAAGCCTTTTAGTGCTGCCGACGGTACCAAGCTGGGAGATGAACTTCTCACGAAGCTCGTCGAAGTGCTTTCGGCCGTAGCCGAAGACTCGACGCAAAGCATCTTCACAGTTGTCCTCAATAGCCTCGAGCGCTCCTTTGCTGTTGCGTATCCAGCGAAGGGATGAATCAACGTTCAGGAGCTCTGGAACACCATAAATGGAAGTTCCAGGGACAATTCTGTCGCAGCGGGAGGTGTTCTTCAAGAACTCAAGGTCACGGATAGGTTTCAACGCTAAAGCGTTTTCACCTTTGTCTGCTGGTGTGTAGACAATTCCCATGCCCTCAAAAACTTCCTGGACAGTGAGGAAGTTGTAACACTCCTCATAGTTGGCATGCACAGCACTGGCATTGTCGTCGCCATAGACTTTCACGGAGACGTACTCCAAGAAACCATGGGCAGAACGGACTCGTTCAGGTGCAAGCTTGCGCCAAGCGATGTACAACAAACCAAAAGCAAGGAAGTTGTTGAACAACACTGTCGTTCCAAATGTCCCAGAAGGATTGATCCATCGATTTCGGAAAAGAAATGGACCAATAAGAACAAGAGAATTGAGGGTGCTATACAAAAGATTTTTGCGGGCAGCAACAACCTCAAGGGGTTCTGGAGCTGTGTGGGAAGCGTAAAACCTCCTCACAAAGCCCCAGATAGCATCGGCGATTTCCTTACAGAAGTATTGCTCGAACTTCCGAAAATCACCGTCAAATCCATTAGAACCGGTGCGCGACCACCGGTTGTACATGGTTTGCCAGTCAGGAGAATTGACATTCATCCCGACAGCTGATGCTGAGGTGGGGTAGGAACCCTTCAGATGATCAATCAGGGAACCAAAGTACTTGCGCATCAAAAGTGTGTGGGCTAAGGGGGCACCACAAACGACTCTAGTTCGCAGATTTTTGATCTTTTTGGCAGATCGGGCCTCATCTTTCAGATTATTCTTAAAGATGAACTGGGGATCCTCCCCAGCAAGTAGGAGCTCTTCAGAAGCTTCAAGCTCCACCCTGGCTTGGCCAATAATCTCTCGTTCACCGGGAGGCCCAGTGAAGAACGACCATTTACCGGGTTCGTCAGAATAAAGGTTGAGCGGATGCCCAGCACCTGTACCCATCTTAACACCATGGAGGCGGGGGAAATCAACTGAACCATTGATGGCTTCGTGAGTGGAGAGCACTCGGGGTGGGGTGTGGGGTTTAGATCCCCACTCTGCCCAGAAGAGCTCACCAAGTTCAGAACAAGTCTCCTCATCGAGTTTGAGCTCGAAAGGCTTGGCTCTATTTGTCTCCATGAGCATGAGATCGATCTTAGTCCGACCTCCACAGCGGGGATCGCTGGGATCACCCAAGAGCGCAGGCTGTGTGGTGACATGCTCATAAAAATGGGAGATGGGGGAAAGCCGTAACTTGGTTTTCATAACCCCACCGGGTATCTTCTGGATAGACTTGCCCACGAATTCCACTCGTGGGGTCATCTCAACAGGGGAAGAAACCTGTTTGATGGTGGTCTTGTGCGGAACACCACAACACTCCAATGATTGTGGGGTTGCTGAAAATGCGGAGGGGAATTGAATTGCGACTCCGACTGCAGTTCCCGTAATCTTATTACGGCGCTGCGCGACATGCATTCCAAAGATCCGAACAATTCCTCGGTTGGTGTCAACACCAACGACGAGTGAGCCGCAGTCACCAGCCGCCTGGATGGGGTAGGTGAGATAGGCTGGGGAACCATACACGGAGTCTCCGACTTTCCAGGTGATAGGGAAGTTACTCTGTTCCACTTGGGCCAGCGCGTCGGGGTATGGCCCATGTCGAGATGGTTTGATGATGGAGAAGTCAGTGAACCGCGACATGGAAGCGACATCATCACGGGTAGCGAAGAAACGACTAATGGATTTCGGGAGGGGAGTTCCACTAGGCAAGCGATAACGGACCATGTCGGTTGGATCGGTATCCGAGAAGCGAGTGAGATCACGTTTTCGAAAGCGAATATCGAAAGAACGATCCCTGAAGGCCACTGTGAAGGGGGTTCCCTCGGGAAGATAACCACCACCGTCGGGAAGAACGAAGAAGTGGTCCGTGGTTATGAGAAAACCATCGCTGACGTGGCCAGCGAGCTTGGTTTGCATAAGTCCACGACGATAGCTGAGCTGGACAACGGTGTCTGAGATACGATCGACAACGTTAGCGAGCTCAACAAAGCGCTGCTCCTCATTCTGAGCACGAGACATGTAGCGCCCCGCGTGACGACCAATGTAAGATACACTCTTGTCCTGGTAGCCATAATCGTTGTGGTTGCGTGAAGATTTTCCACGGCGAGACTGAGTGAAGTCACCACCACGATTATTGCGAGAGGAGCCACCGTGTTTACCACGGGATGCTCCAAAATCGACACGTCGAGAGTCATCATTATCGTCCTGAGGAAGGGATTGAGGCTGTGACCGAAAGCGAGACTTGCGATCAGCAAAATAACTCTTGGGGTGAGTCGAAGGGGGGGGTGTGACAGAGGCGGGAGTGTTCTTAAATCTAGCTATAGCACTAGCTAAACCAAACGCTCCCAGGCAACCAGCAATAACTGCCAGCGTGCCCCTAACCATGTTCGCTCTGTCAAGGCGAACAGCAGTAAGCTCCATAAACAAGGCGTCAGCAGCAGAGCTGTCGTCAGGATCAGGGAGCGCGGTACGAAGCATCGGACCGTGCGTGGAAGACACCAATGGAAAGAGTCTG